CTTGTATCAAACTTCCTAAAGCACTAACATCAGTAGTTCCTTCAACAATACCTGTAATCTTAGGCAATCTGACTGTGTTGGCAGTACTGTCATATACAAACTTTCCACAAACACCATATGACGTATTGTTTGATTGCCATGCAGATTCAGTTACAAACAAAGAACTATAATTAGCATTACTAGCCAAATCAGCAATATAGTCTACAAAATCACTATAAACCCCATCGCCTTGAATAATACTTCCGTCAAGCAAATGTAATCCAACGTCTGATATAGGCAATGTAGATGCAACTATTTCACCAACTTTTCTAGTTGAACTATTAGATGACCCACCATCTTCAACTAAGTTATCAAGAGCCTGTTTATCCTCAGCAGACATAAAGCCTGCTGAAGTAGTTGTAGCCGTACTATGGGTATGAGAAGCGTCAGCATAACTGTGAGTATGGTTACTTGCAGAAGCGCCTAGATTTTCTCTAGCCTGTGCTTTCTGAGAATCAGTTAACGTCTGAGACTCATAAGACACAATTCCCAAATTTTGTCTCGTTTGGGTTTTTTGCTCAGTGGTAAAGTTTTGAATTTCTGTATAAGAAACTTTACTACCAATTTCTTGAATTATTTTAGGAGATGTCATTCTGTCTCAAATCATTTAAAGGATAATAAGGTGTTATAGTCAAAGTACGATTAACAACAGACATTATTTGTCCCTTGTTGTTTACTGTTATCGGTGGAATCCTGTTATCATTGTTTGCTTTCTAATGTTGAGATCTTTGCTTCTAATCTGTTGATCTTGTCAACTAATACAGCAACCATTGCATTGTAGTCAAGAGATTTAAATCCGTCCTTATCTTCGAACACTGCATCAGGAATAATCTTTTCGATCTCTTGAGCAATAAGACCTATATGTCGTTTATTATCATCTTTTAAGATATAATTATATGCCTTAATATTAGATAAGTCCAAATTATTAACAGGATTGATATCGGATTTCTTTCTAATATCTGATGTCGCTTGAAACGAGGGTGCTTTGCAACCACCCGAAGCCAATATCTGAAAACAGATGGTTCCAGATTGATTTGTTAATTGCCATGTACAAGTGTTTGCGCCTTTGAACTGCCAATTTCCATATGTATCTAATTTAATTCCACTAGCATTTGCAGTTTGCCAATCAGCAGCCTCAAAAGTTACAGGGCCAGTCAAAGTGCCACCACTTAATGGCAAATAACTATGAGTATGAGATGTAGATGCATATTCTGAATGGGTATGATCTTTCCATGCTAATTGCTTCCAAGATTTCATTACCCCACCAGCATCTTGCCAATATCTTATATAAGGAGCATCTCCCGTTGGAAATTGGACTTGTGTACCCCAATCATTAGAATAATTTAATATTAAAAAATTACTTATGCCTGAGATTGCGGCGTTTGTCATATTATAACCATAACCATATCCGCTTTCTTTTTGCTCATTCATGTTCAAGTCATTATAGTTCTTAACGGATATATTGGTTATAGAATGTGTATGATTACCTGCAGCTGCTGTTGTTGCTGTAGTACCTATGGCTAAATCACTCTTATTGTTCCATGTATACTTCTCACCCGTAGTGACTAACGAAACGTCAGTACCACCACTCGCCTCAGTCTTAGAACTATAGGTAGTATTGTTGTCTGTCGGCATTGTAAAGATAACATTCGTACCACCAGCGGTTAATTTATAAGTACTTCCGTGTGCTAATGTAATAGAAGCAGTTCCTGAATCAGATGCAAGGGATGTTGTATGGGTATGCCCACTGCTTGCTGAATCAATATTTGCCCGAGCCTGTGTTTTTTGGTCGTTTGTTAATTCTTGCGCTGAATCAAATTTAACAACCTTAGCATCTATAAGATTATTAACGAAAGCCGTTGAAGCCGCGTATGTCGAATTAGTTGTTACTGCGGCTGTTTCAATTCTCGGAGTACTACTAAATGTTTTAGTCCCTGCAATTGTTTGAGTACCTGACAACTTAACGACATCTGCATCATTTGCCTTGGTGTCTATTCTATTTTTGAGAAACGTCAATGTAGCCTTGATCGTTTCTACGATTTTATCGGAAGCGCTCATTATATAATAGTTTTGATTTTGTCAAAACTTTTCAAATTCGTTAAATTATTCAGGCGTATTTAGAAAAAAAAAAACGCCAAAAATGACTTAAATACTACAAAAGAATTTGATTTTTTCAATGAATCGTTCTAATTTTGATTTTGAAATTCACAGCGAACAAGACCTCACGGAATCACTAATAACAGAAGCGATTTCCATACATTCTGAGAAGTTTTTCTATATTCCCAGAAGCCTTGTTTCTCTCGACGAAATCCTTGGGGAAGACCGTCTCTCTGAATTCAAAGATGCTTATCCTATTGAAGCATACTTTGAAAATGTATCACAATTTGATGGTCAGGGTGCTTTCCTCACTCGCTATGGCGCTTTCATCGATTATTCGGCAAATCTAACCATTGTGAGAAGGCATTGGGATGAAGCCGTAGGAAGATTCGGGAAATCCATCCTTCCCAACAGACCATGCGAAGGTGATTTGATCTACTATCCAAAAGTTGACAGTCTCTTCGTCATCAAATACGTGGACGATAAGAATCCGTTTGCTCAATTGGGAAAGTTCTACACATATAAATTGAACATTGAACTGTATCAATACTCAAGCGAGAAGATTGAAACAGAAAATCCAAACATTGATGCTTTTGAAAGCCTCAAAACGTTCGATCAATTCAACAACAAAACCCTGTGGAATGGGGTTGTTGACGTTGAAATCGTTGACGGAGGTCTTGGGTACAAGGAAAATCCGTTCATCCACGTTCAATCCGTTACAGGATTTGGGGCAAAATTCTCCGTTGAACTTTCTCCCGAAGGCTCAATCACAAAGATCAAAATCATAGAAGGGGGAGAAGGCTATCAACAAGACGATTCAGTTGAAGTTATCGGTAACTGTTCCCGTAAAGCAAAGATTCTCATCAAGGTTCGCAACCAAGTCGAACTAGCAGGGGATAAGTGGGGTTCAAACACAGACTATAAGAACCATGCTAAAAAAGACACAGAAGATCTTGAAATCCCCTTTGGAGAAATGTCCGAAGAGGCTTTGCAAAAAGAATTGGAAAAGATCCCCTCTCAGGATGAATTTACAAAATCTCCATTTGACACAGAAACCGATATAGAAGATTCTCTATCATCAAACGATGCTTTTAGAAGAATGGCAGAGGAAATTTAAGACATGTCCGCATTTTATCACGGTATCACAAAGAAACTAATCGTTGCGTTTGGTGCAATCTTTTCAGACATACACATCATTCGTCGTAAAGGAAACACCGTAACGGGTGAAATCGGTCAAGACATCCTTGTCCCCATCTCCTATGGCCCAAAAGATAAATGGGTTCAGGCAATGGAGTCCGACCCGTCAAGACAAATGCAAACGAAGAACACCCTTCCTCGCATGTCTTTTGAAATCTCGGGTTTTACTTTTGACGCGACAAGAAAGACAACAAGAACCTCCACCGTTCTCTGTACATCTGAAGATGGAACAGCACAACAGGTTTATACCCCAGCACCATGGAATGTCGATTTTATGCTATATCTTGTAGCAAAGAATCAGGAAGACATTTTCCAAATGCTAGAACAAATCCTTCCAAAGTTCAATCCCGACTTCACCGTCAAGATTAGAACAATCCCTCCAATGGGTATTGTGCAGAATGTTCCTATCTCTTTAATGTCAATTGCATCTGAAGACAACTTTGATGGATCATTTGACGAACAGCGCTTAATCGTTTATACTTTAACGTTTACAGCAAAAGCAAATTACTACGGCGAGGTTTCAACAGTCAAAATCATTACCGACATTGGTATTGGTATTGATGACGGTGACGCAAGCGGTAGTTCTGTAGTCATTACTTCAGATGGTTCTTCAAAGGTTTTCGATATCGATACCGAAACAGGTGTCCTCTTCGAAAAGACTGTGAAGTACAACACAACCGACGGGCCGAAGGTTATCGTTTCCGAACAAGGGAAAACCTTGGAAGAAATTAAATTATAAAAAAAAAAAAAAGGAGACCAAAACGGTCTCCTTTCTTTATTGTCGGAACGCAGAAATCAGAACAGTTACGGTCTTCCCATCCTTGTACTCATAGGTAGTCGTTAAACCGACAAAAGCGTAGAAGAGACCGTCTGCGTCAGGCTTTTCAAAACGAAGAATCGCACCATACGAATCTTTATCAAGATGGTAGGAAATGATGTCCTGTGCCTTTTCCTTATAACCAAAGATTGCCTCAAACACACTCTCGATCATTCCGTCAATGTCTTTGTGATTGCGCATTTCGAAATACACACGCGCTTTTTCATAGGGATTACGATCCGCATACTTATCATAATAAGCATCATGGTTTTCCTTAATGTCTCTGTACTTGTCGGAAAGTTCTCCCTTCAAAATGACATGCCATTGACCTAACCCTTCATCTGTTTGGATCTTACTTTCGAATTTCTTGAAAATTGGAGCAAACGTCTTAGAGGCGAGGGACTCAACTTCAGCAACAGTTTTTCTTACTTCATACAACATCTGAATTTCTCCAAAATCAGTTCAGAGCATTGGCATAGACACAACCATGATGTTCCGTACCATTCTTTTCCGAAACCATCACGAAAAAGGAAAGATTCTTTCCGCTTCCGCCAAGGTAATCAACGTTAACCTCAGACTCAAGACCGAACACATTGGTGCAATACTTTTCGATGAGGTTCTCAGCAACGCCATTGTTCCTCCACCAAGCCTCGTTGGTCTCAACAACGGTAGAAGAGCGATTGTTCTCGAAATCAACGGAAATCTCAAAAGACGTTGTCATTTTCAAACTCCTGAAAAGTTGTTTCCCTCTTTCTTTCAGTACCTATTATAAAAGAACGTTTTTAGGTGTCAAGAAATTCTTTTGACAAAAATCAAAGAAAGCCTCTCACTATAATCTCATAAATACATTTAGTTTTGATCAAAACAACTAAAAGGAAATATAATGGCTTATCTTCCAAACACTGAAACAGATGCAATCAAGAAAGTTGTTTATAACACTCTTGAGTTTCTGCGTCAGAAGATTGTTGCTCTTGAGGAAGTTGGCGGACAGCCCAATCAGAACGCTTTCTCCACAGTAGCAATTACAAACGACAGTACAACCACAAATCTTGAGGCTGATACTACAACCGATACCGTTACCTTCGAAGCAGGAAACGGCATTGTTCTTACTCCCAATACATCCACCGACTCCGTTTCTATCGCGGTTAAGGCTAACACATATCAGGCTTATCGTGCAAATGGTTATGTCACAGATGCTACTCTTGCTTCAGGTACTAACGACGGTACGGTGAAACTCACTGTAACAGGCGGTGACGGTACTACATCCGACAATGTCAAGGTTACAGGATGGGACAACAAGGTTTCATTCACAAACGGCACGGCTGTTGGTGGTGCATCACAGGGTGTTTACGTTGCTTCAAATGGTACAGTTACCGCAATGAACGCAACGGTTGGTGGTGCTACAACCCCTGTTTACTTGAACGCTGGTGTTGTAACAGCAGGAACAGCGCTTGGTGACGCGGCTTATAAGGGCGTTGCTACGACTTTGTCTATTTCTTCAACAGACGAAACGACAGTTCCAACGTCTAAGGCTGTTGCTACGTTGGTCGCTGGAGCAGTTTCCACAGCAGACGCAATGCGGTTTGAGGGTGCTCTCGACGGTGCTCAGGCAAATACAAACGGCGGTACGCTTACCCCAGCCGCAGAGAAGAAGGGTGCTACTTATAAGGTAAGGACGGCAGGTTACATCAACGGCGTTTACTGCGAAGTTGGTGATATGATTATTTCAGGTGAAGACAACGTTCCCGCCGCAACATGGGATGCGACGAATGAAGTTATTGTCAATGCCGATAAGTGGATCATTCTTCAGTCTAACTTAACCGTTACAAATAGTATCTCAACGGCCGATACAAGCATGAACGTTACCACAGCGTCCGCTGTTGCTTCATTCGTTGAGGGTAAGAATTATCTTGTTGCAAGTGATCTTCCTGATGTTACGGCTTCTGCTTCAGGTACAGGTAATGTGCTTGTCGGAATTTCCGCATCAGATCACGCTGTTACTGCTACAAAGGGCTATGCTGTTACGTCGGTAACTCAGAGTGGTTCAGGTGGTGTTGTCACGGGCGTTTCTTATGATAACGCTGGAACGTTGACTGTTACTATGGGCAGTGCACACCCAACAATCGTAACGACGGCTGACACGACATCAACGGCAACCCCTGCATTTGGTGCAACGTTCACGGCTGTTGATACCGTTACGCGTGATGGTAATGGACATGTTACAACTCTCAATACGAAGACCGTAACAATCCCGACACCTAAGACTTCAGACGTAACACTGTGTGACGGATACACCTCCGCAAGTTCTTCAATTGCGTATGATTCTACGACAGGTGTTGCAACCGCTCCACAGATTGCGAACACCGATTCCTTGAACGTCGCTCTTAAGAAACTTGAGAACGAAGGAAATCTCGCGGTAAGTGTTTACAATGCTTTTGCTCAGTTTAACAACGACAACAGCATTACTCCTTCTGCATCTGAACCCTAATCTTTAAAGATTAGAAATGGGGAGGCAATCGCCTCCCCTTTTTTATCATTATTATCAAGGAAACTACCGTTCTTTAGCAACGGTAGTAGTTCATTACCACAGGTTGTTTCCGTGACGGATACTGCCGTAACCGTCCATCATGGCTTCTGCCATCTTCTCAATCTCATAGATCGGCTTTTCATCCTTATACTTCTCATAGAGGTCAACGAACTCAGCAACAGGGAAAACCCGATAGCCATCCTCATCACGGAACACGCAAACCCACTTCTCCGCATGGGCAACATAGATGTAAGCGAATTCGCAATCACTATCAGCGGCGCAATCGATGAACTCTTCCACGGTTTCAAACTCCGACGCTTCCATGCCGTCATCATAAACGCTCTTCGCGGTGTAAGCATAATCCCTGTTGATGCAAGACTTATCGCCAAGAGTAACAACCCACTTTGCACTGGAAGGTTCGGAATAAGCCTTATAAAGAGCGTATCCAACACCACTGAGATATCCGTCATGATGGCAGTAAGAACCAAGGATAGAACCGCCGAAAACGGACTGATAACCAACGAAGCAACGAGTGGACATCTTTGAAACTCCTTTAAATCTCTTTCTTACAAACGAATAATACAAGAAAAAGGAAAGAGTGTCAATGAATTTCTTTGATTTAGATCAATAACCGAACTCAACGGGCGACCAAATTTTATCAAACCCTTCATCCTTCGTCGGAATCTCAAAAGACTGATACATCTTCATCAGAATTCCGAAGGGTACAGACTGATCGTGACGAATGGCTATTCTTCGCTCCAATTCGTCCATTTGCGCCTGTGTTTCTGCGGGCTTGAACCAAACACATTCAACCAGATATCCTTCGCGTCTGAGAGCCTCTATGAGAGGTTTCCGAGACTTTTTTGTAAGGTTTGTTCGATCAACGATGAAATCCTTCTTCTGATTCATCAAGACACGCATTTTCATCTTATAGATCTTTGTTGCTTTCCCAATATACTTTGCAAAAGAGTCGTTGTAAGTTGTTCCATGTTCCTTGCAAAGACGATGAACCTCATTGTCAGAAGAAACGACAGGAAGGCTTCTCAAAATTGCATTGTGCTCTATGAAAAACGTTTTTCCGCTATAGGGAGCACCAACCATGATATAGCAAGTAGGAGTTTTGATCATTGTTAAATATTCCGAAAGGAGGTTCTATGCTAGAATCTGACATAGATTTCAACACATTGTTGGATGGAGAAGATACAACACCATCCAACCCCGTAAACACCATTATACCATCAAACGATTTCACTTTCAACGATGAGGAATCACCTTGGCTGTGGAACGGTAAACCCATTAATGAAATCGATACAAAGAAGCATTCCTGTTTTGTCTATCTTATCACAAACAAGGTTAATGGAATGCGCTATGTTGGGTTCAAAAACACACTGTTCAAGAAAACAAGAACAATCAAGGGAAAGAAGAAGCATGGAACAGTTGAGAGTGATTGGAGAACTTATTGGTCTTCATCAGAAATCCTCAAAAATGAAGTTTCTTTTTATGGTAAAGGAAACTACCTAAGGGAAATCCTTTATCTCTGCCCCTTAAAGGGTGTTGGTAAGTACTTCGAACTGAAAGAACAGATCGACAGGGAAGTTCTTACCAAAAACTCTTCATTATACTACAACGGAATCGTCAATGTGCGTTTAGGTATAAATGCACTCAAACGTTGGGGCGATGTTGTTAAGGCTGACATTATTCTTGGCGACACCACTGCTGACACCGTCCTTTCTAAGAAAAATGACGCGCTGATTTGAAGATCCTTTCCACTTCTCCATGGGGGATTTCTTCGTGTAATCGAACTTTCCATCAACCAAAACATCCACATATTGTAGCACAGGGGACATGGTAGGATCTGCTTCTATTTCTTCCAACGTGTAACCACTGTAAAGCCAAATCGTTTTCTTGGGATACTTCTCCCGAACCTCTTTGCAAAATGCAATGATTTCCTTCCTATTGGAATGAAAAAGTGGATCACCTCCGCTCAACGTAAGCCCCGAGCACCAATCCTTATCAAGTTCTTTGAATATCTCATTCTTGGCATTCTCATCAAAAGGAAGCCCTCTTTCAGGCTTCCATGAGTACGCATTTTGACACTCTCGACACTTATGGGAACATCCAGAAACCCAAAGAACAACGCGGAGACCATCCCCGTTCAGTTGATCGCACTTAGTGATTGTCAGGTAGTTCATTCTTTTGACGCAATGCCTCCTTCAGATAATTAACAGTTTGCTCAAGATCCTTGGAAAGCGTATCCATAATCATATCCTTGGACACCATTCCATTTGAGACCTTCTCCCCCATTTCCCCACAGTCTTGCAAGAAAACTTCAAAAAGTTCCTCGTAATTATCCAACGACAACTTTCTTCCCTTTGCATACTTTTCGTCGGAATAAAGACTTTTGAGTAGAGTGTGGATTGTCTTTTTGTTGATCTTATCGATATTTCGTGCCATGGTT